TTGCTGACCACATGTATGATTATCCAGAATCAGTATCATTTAGAACAGGTGCATCAACTGCATTATCTAAAAAAGAAATTGCTGATAAACTTAGATATCATAAAGTAGATGTAGTGATTAACTATCTCCCTGTCGGTTCTGAGAAGGCAACTGAGTTCTATATGGGAGCATGCTTAGATGCTGACTGTCATTTCGTAAACTGTATTCCTACACTTATTGAAACTGAAAAGTCTAAACTAGTAGAGCAATCATTTATTGATAAAGGTCTTACTATTGTAGGATCTGATATGAGATCTGCTTGGGGTGCTTCTAGATTATCTGAGGTATTACAAGGAGCAATGATTGATTCTGGTTTACAAGTAACTCAACATATTCAAATGAATATGGCAGCAGGTTCTACACAAGGTCAAGAAAATATTCGTACAGGCAGAACAGCAAATACTGACTTCTTGAACATGGCATATAAAGAAAGATTACATGGTAAGCACGTATCTAAGGAAAATGTTTTAAAAGGTCAAAATGTTGTTAGGGAAGAACCAACAGCAGGTATGACTTTATATGCTGGACCAAGTCTTACAGTATTCCAAAAACCAGGAGGACAATATGTTGGATCCGATAATAAGATTGCTAACTTAGATATTGTTGCCTATGGTTTTGGTGGTGCTAGATATGAAATGTCTGCTAGACTTTCTGTGCAAGATTCTCCAAACTCAGGAGGAGTAGTTGTATCAGCGATTCGTTTCTGTAAGGTTGCTGCTGAAATGAACATAGTTGGTTTCCTAAGAGGTCCGAGTGCTTGGACACAAAAGACACCACCTGTGCAGTTAAAAACTGAAGATGCTAAGTTTGAATGTGATGCTCTTGCTCGCAGAGAACTTACTAAAATGACTGAACCACAATTGAAAAAGAACAATCCTAAAGCGAAGGACTTGCCTTATACCTATCAAGCAGGACATACTGATTATGAAAATAATTAATACATTTGATATTGATGGTGTTATCTTTATGGGGGATTACAATGGAGTATATCCCTCTAAAGATGATGTAATCATTACTGGTAGATCTAGAGTTGATGAGTATGAAGAAACGATGGCAATGTTACGATCTAAGGGTATAGACAACGAAGTGTTTATGAATCCAACACCTTTTGATAAAAAAACTAGAGAAGGATCTGGAATACATAAAGCGAATATAATTAACTGGCTTGAAGAACAACGAGGTGTACGAGTAGGAGTACATTTTGAAGATGATTCTGTACAGATGAATGAGATAATTAAAAGGTGCCCCAATGTAAATGTTGTTCATCTTGTACACAATCTAGTTGAAAAGGAAAATGTTAGGAGACCATTCGAATCATGAAACTAATTTATTTAATCGGACTTCCAGGCTGTGGAAAGTCTACAGTGATGAAAGAGTTTATGAGCCAGTATGATAACTGGAAGTCAGAACGAGTTATTGATTTGCTTGACACTCATGTTTCTGGAAACATCAGAGTGCTTGGTAAGTATGAGGAAGGTGAAACATTTAGTGGAACTGATAGACTCTCAATGGCAGTTTCACCTAAAGCAATTGAATGGGTATCTACCAAACCTAATGAGGTAATCTTTGGTGAGGGTGATCGTCTTAACAACAAGGGATTCTTTAATGCTTGTGATGATCTAACAATCCTACATCTGACTGTATCAGATGAGGAACGACAACGCAGGTATGAGGAACGAGGATCCAACCAACCAGAAAAGTTTATTCAAACTGTTCGAACAAAAGTCTCAAACATCGTTGAAGAGTTCGGTGACAAACAGACTCTATTTGGTCTTGAGGAGGGATGCGTGGTCGAGATGCGTCACGAGAGTCCTGAAGATACAAAAAAGATTGTATCTTTTTTAAATACCTTTACAAATCAGTAATTTACAAAAAAAATAATGCTTTACTTTTTCCGTCGAGTATTGTATAATAGTAGTATAGTTAATTGAGAAAGAGAAGAAATATGAACATAGTAAGTGGAATCCTTGTTGTGATTGGTCTACTAGTGTTATTTGGCACTGTTGGTTACATGGACATCACTCCACATCCTAATTACCTACAAGTGTTGATACAGTTTGTCGGTGGACTATTCAGTATTCAGTTAGGTGTTGCTGGTATGGAGACTGAAGAATGAAAAAGAAATTTATTGACGCACATATGAATGTTGCGGAGCAGTACGCAAGTCTTTCCTCTGCCAAAAATCTAAAAGTTGGATGTGTGATTGTAAAAGACAATCGCATCATTTCTATTGGATACAACGGAACACCTGCTGGGTGGGACAATGAATGTGAAGTTCAATTCGTTGATGATTTTGGTAATGAGGTTCGCAAAACAAAACCTGAAGTATTACATGCAGAATTAAATGCCATTGCTAAGTTGGCAAGGTCTAGTGAGTCTGGTGAAGGTGCTTCAATGTTTATTACACACTCACCTTGTATTGAGTGTGCCAAAATGATTTATGCTACAGGCATTAAAGAAGTATTCTATCGTCACTCTTATCGTGAGGGTGCTGGTATTGATTTCTTAGATTTCTGTAACATTCCTGTTGAACATGTATCACCTTATGGGAGATCTTAATGCAAGCATTACAAGAAACAACTGATTGGGGAAAAGATAATATTCCTAATCATATATATTTTTATGAAGACATGAAGTTGCATGCCTATATAAAACAGGGAACAAGTGAGATTATTCGTTTTAAGAAACCACTTCCCTTTTCAAAAGCACGAAGGAAATTTAAAAAACTAAAGATAGAAAATTATGACCTGTGAAGAAATTAGAAGTATATTAAGAACTGAACCAGTTGATGAAGAGAAACTGATTGAGGTGGAGTTATTGTTGATAAACAATCTAGATTTGTTTAAACAGTATCGTGAAAAATATATTAACAACAGACCATTATTAAAATTAAAATGAAGACATGGAACATATATTGTAGTGGTGAGATCCACACTAATTGGAGAAAGACTCTAAAGAGTATGGCGAAGGCAGGAGAACTTCCTGTTGAGTTTACTTCTGCTAATTGCAATCATGATGAGTCAGATGCTGCTGGTGATATTTTAGAACCATTCTGCGATAAACCAGAAACCATGATGTATGAAAACTCTACACCATATTATTGGAGAGATCACAAGTCTGCTAAAATAAATCAGGCAAGAATCCAAACACTCATTAAAGAATGCGACATTGGTATTGTTTCTTTTGGGGTTGGTGGTCATTTAGATTTTTATCGTCAATGGAATGTTGCGTTTGAGGCAGGTTGTTTATATTCAAATGACAAACCATTTATCATGGTACATCCAGATAGTATTATGCATCCGCTCAAAGAGATTGACGCACACGCATTAGCATGGTGTCAAAATTATGAACAAGTAATGTCGGTATTAAAATCAATATGTCTGAAATAAAACAATTAAGAAAGAAAAAAGAAAAACAGATTGTAGAAACTGAAGTAAAAGAAACTTATCCTATTGTGTATACAATTATTAAACAAAACTTTGAAAAGACAATTTGTGCTGCTGGTCAAACATTTTCTGAGCAAATGTTTCACTCTGGAGAAAATCGTTATGTTCAGTCTTACACTAAAGTAACTGAACCAATAATTGCTGATGACGATAGTGTTACCTTAAAAAAGAATGAAAGATTTACAATACCAATAACATTTCCAAGTTTAATTTCTTGGGTGTGTTGTGAAAAAAATGAATATAAAGTTATAGTAAATGGAAAAGAAATACCTTGTGAGAAACAAGGTATGGTGATGTTTCCATCTTGGATTAAAGATATTGAAGTTGAGTCGTCAATAAACGGACAAGTAATACGATATGGTTCTTGTTCTGTTCCTCTTGAACATAAACACTAATGAATTACGGAAAAAATAAATATATTGTTGAGAGAATATTTTTAGGTACAAATGAAAGGTTTAAAAGTTTTTGTCAAACTAATTTAGATAAAGAAGTATCCAACCTTTCAGTTGGTCGCACTGATTATGGATTTCAAAATTATAGTATGACAACTTGGAATATCTTTCAAACATATCATGATATGTTTTATGACTTAACAAACGACCTATCACTTATTGCTAAAAATTACACCAAAGAACATTTTAACAAAGAGGTTTCTGGTAAGTTTTATATCAGTGAGTTATGGGGGATATCAACAGAACCAAACGGATTAGCAACACCACACAATCACTGGCCAGCAGTCTTTACATTTGTTTATTATTTGTCTTTGCCAAAAAACAATCCACCATTGTTGTTTACAGATAGTGGATTAGAAATTTATCCAGAAGAAGGAGAGTTGATATTTTTTCCGTCTTGGTTAAAACATGAAGTTCCACTTAACAAAACAAAAGATAAAAGAATTTGTATGGCAGGTAACATTTATTATGAGGAGAAATTATGAATTATATTGACACAGGTTACAGTTGTGTACCAATCATAACTGATGAAGTCATGAAACAAAAGATGATGAGTTTTATGATAGAGATGTTTGAGATGGGTATAACTTTAATGCGTGAAGAGATAATCACAAATATGATTTATTAAATTATTATGCATAAAAGATTAGTGACATCAAACGGAAAGGAGATAGAGATTTGGGATAATCTTCTTTCTTATAAAAATAGATCAGAAATATATGACTTCGTAAAGAATTCATATTTTGTCTGTGATGGTTTAGATAATAGTCACATAGAAAATTCTGGTCACTATAACTTAGTTTCTAATTTTAGTCCTAAAGATTTGGAAACATCTAAGTTATTAAAAAATGTTCCTGAAGTATTTGACAAAGTTAAACACTATGACATAAATCAAGTTAGAGTAAATTTATCAACACTCAATGATAAAAATCATTTTCATTGTGATGGCAAAGACGATGATAAAAACTTTAAAACTCTAATCTATTATCCTAATATGAAATGGGACATTGAGTGGGGTGGTTATACTTTATTTGCGAATGACGATTTAACAGAGATAGAACATACACTCGTCTACACTCCAGGTCGATTTATTCTTTTTGATGGTGAGATACCACACTGTATAGGTGCGCCAACAAACATGGCACCTTCTTATAGATTTACTTTTGTTGTTCAATATACTATATAAATACTCCTAAACACTGGAGTATTTTTTAATGAGCGAATCTTACTTTATGGGACTAGACGGATTTGTCTGGTTCACTGGAGTTGTTGAAAATCGACAAGATCCCGCAAAACTTGGTAGAGTACAAGTTCGTTGTTTGGGATTCCATTCAGAAAAACTAACTGACATTCCTACGGAAGATCTTCCATGGGCACATGTCATGCACCCTGTTACCGATCCATCAATGCAAGGTTTAGGAAACACTCCAAGTTTTCTAGTAGAAGGCACATGGGTAGTTGGTTTCTTTCGTGACGCAGTAGAAAAACAACAACCAGTTATTATGGGTACACTTCCTGGATACCCATCTGCTACTCCAGACATTAATAAAGGTTTCAATGATCCAACAGGAAAGTATCCTTCCGAAGCAATTACTAACTCCAATCATTCTATTAATGAAACAGATGTCAATCGTTTAGGGCAAGGCATTGTTTCAGAAACTCATCTTGCTTTACAGAAACGCAGAGTTTCAAGATTAAGCACTGATGACAGCACTTCTATTAATCCTAGTGTGGATATTGCGACAAGACCATACATTCAAAATAAACAAGATGCTGTTCAAGAAGAAAGAACCACTTGGGATGAACCAGCACCAAAAGGTTTATTACCAGATGATCCATTTTATAACTCTGGTGAGTATCCTTACAATCATGTATTTGAAAGTGAGTCTGGTCATATTTTTGAAACTGATGACACTCCAGGTGCTGAGAGATTATTGCGTCAACACAAGTCAGGGACTTTTGAAGAAATACACCCAGATGGTAAAAGAGTTGTTAAGATTGTTGGTGACAATTATGAGATTGTC